AGTTTTAATCTTATAGCTCGTGGACCTACCTGTTTAGCCCAACGACTATCTAACATTTCAACTGCAGCTTTATCCCAATTATGGTTTTCCATTGCACTTAAAAACTTTTTAAACTTTAATAATCTAGTTATACCTAAATTAAAACACATATTAGCCATAACTCTTTGTAAATCTTCTGGTAAATTTTTCCACCAAATCATGTTTCTATCTAAATCATTAATCACGTTTTGTATGTCTTTTTCAAAACACTCTGTTATTCTTTCTTCAGATACAGGCGTATCAACGTCTTGACCATGCTCAGGGTCTGTTTCTAATATTAAATGACCTATACCAAATGTTGGATAACCTAGATGATCTAGATAAACTTTATCGATACAGCCCTCATCAAAAGTTAATTCTTCTTGTAGTTTTTTCATATCCATAACTCGTCTCCTTACGTGTACCAGTTTTCGGTTCCGTAGCCAGACGCTATGTCCCCTATCACTATTGTTGTGTCCCCACCAGTCGAAACACTTATTTGTCCTAATTGAGAAATACCCTCTACCCCGTTTTCGGAGCCTTTGTATATATCTACCCATTGTGTTCCTGTCCATAACTGTAATTGTTGTGTCGCTAAATTCCAAATAATATCGCCAGTATTAAACTGACTAAGATTTCTTTCTGTTTCATTAACATTTACAGTTGAATTTACATCAACTTTATTTAAACTTAATTCTAATACTCTAACTAAACGATTAAATAATGCTGGATCAATAGGTCCTATAGCTACAGGAAGTTTTGTTTCTAATAACTTAGCCATTATCTTTTACCGTCTGCTTGGGTTTCTATACGTGTAGCTCCCGCTCTAAAACTCATTCCAATAACTGTTGTATCTGTATCGTTAGATTGTAGTCTTAGCACTGCTTGTCTTCCTCTAACTCTAGTGTCTATTTTAGTAGTAACTGAAGTACAAGCTCCTGTTACAGCCGTAGTTAAATCTTCTCCTGGATAATTTCTTCGTTTTAAAACGATATCTAAAGTTTGCCCACTAGCACCTGTATCAGCGTTACCTGTAAATTTAATATCAGGAATAACTTTACTAATAAATTGGTATTCGTCTCCTTCTCCTAAATCAAAATCACTAGACTCTATAAACACGTTAGTCATGGCAGAGCCGTCGGCGTCTACCCCTGATTCATGATTATAAAGATATCCAACATCATTAGAGGAAGAAGTTGCTTTAGGGTCTGGAAAAATACCTTCATCTAACCAACAGGTTCTAGAAAGATTTCCTATCATCCAAAGATTTTCTTCGTAATTATACGTAACGTATTTATCTATAACTGTTTCATCCTCTGAACAATAAAACCAACCAACTTCATCGAAAGCTTTATTAACAAAACCAAATATTTGATAACTTTGTGTTTGGTTAATATCACTAAAAACATAATCAGTAACAGAACAAGGCAATTCTTGAACTTGTCCTGTGTAGGTATAAAAACCTTTTTTATCCATCCAAAAAACACCTTTAGGAGTGTTTACCATAGCATTAGGTCCAACAAGACCTACACCTTCATTAACTAAATTAACTGAAAAAGTAAACGGTTGACCTACAAAAGTCATTGAATATAATGACGTATCTGTCCAAACTAAAGTTTCTTGTCTTGCTCTTACTGCACCTACTATTGCAGAACCTGCTGAGAGTCTAAAAGAACCTGCTGTATTTGTTGGTAATGGTTCCCATTGCGTAACATTTTCTTGGTCACTCCATGCTATAAACATTGGGTCTATTGCTCCAGTTCTAGCGGTTCCTGAATCGTTTAAAGGATCTGCACCAAAACAAATAACATGTCTATCTACGTCTGAAACCATAACTTGTAATGCTAGTGTAGGAGTTAGGTTTGCTCCTGTAAGGTCTGATAAAGCCACTGCTCTCGTTTCCACCCCAGAACTTTCATCCCAATAAAAAACACCAGAACCACGAGCATTAATTATTAAATCTTCGCCAAAATTATCATGTGTCCAAATACGTAACTGATTTGTTGCACCTAGTGCAGATACACTGCCCCATGTTCCTGCTCCCCAATAATCAGATCCCCACCCAGTAGAGGGAACATAAACATCTAAACCAACGTTTAATTGATAAACAGCATCTGCACCAGAACCACCGTTACCACTATCGCTAGAATTTGCTGTGGCTGTTGCAGTAAACGTAAATGTATTTGTACTGGGGACTGAAACAACTTGGTATTCTTGATTTAAAACAGAGGCTGTAATATTCCCTCCTAAACTTACAGCTCCTGAAATAGTTACAAAATCTCCTGTAACTACTCCATGACTTGAATCTGTTGCTGTTATTGTAGCAGAACCATCAGTTGCTGCAAAAGTAATACCGTTAGTTGTTGTTGCACGTATTGGTGTTATATCATGAAAAGTCGAACCATCTAATACGTAATATTTCCAAGTAGTGCCTAATCCAAGATACCGAGTGCCGTTTAAATCAACCCATGCGTGAAGTGCTCTACCTGTTGCTTTGAAAGAATTACTAGAGGCTTTTATCCACCCACCTATTTTTTCTGGTAATCCTTTACGAAAACGCACTAGATTAGAATTGAACCATCCCCCCTCATTAGAGTAAGCGGTTCCTTCTTTATTTATTCCTGGTTTAAATAAAAGTTTTTGCAGAGGCATTTAATGCTCCTATAAAAACTTAGCTAGGATGATTGATCCTACTATAAATGGATATATTCCCCAAAGAAGCATTTCGAGTCTTTTAAACTTTGCAGAGCCTTCGTCAAGTCTTTTTTCTATATATTCGTAACGAATTGCACATTCTCTTTCGTGTGCATTTAGTTCTGCTAATGCGTCTTTAACTGTAGCCACTATTTATCCTTTGCTTTACCTATGTTTATTGCAAATAAATCAATGATAGAATAAACTTTTTTAAAAAAGTTATCATCTTTTGGTGTAGGTGTAAGTGCTGCAATTAAACTTGCTATTGTAACAATAGCGTTAATTATCATTATAATTTTTAAGATACTCATTTTTTCTCCTGTGTGTTTTCATCTTTTAATATTTCATCAGCTACTTCTTGTGTAGACTGTATAAAAGTGTTTTGAAAAACATTTAAAGCAGCTTCGATTTGATCTAAATCAAATGTTATTTTTGCTTTTTTGTTTCTTAGGTCTGTTATTTGTTTAGCAAGATATTGTTGTTCAGGAGTCATTTCTGACTCTAATATTTCTTTATCACCTATAACAGCTTTATTTTCTTCTTGTTTGACAGTTTCTTTATTATCCATATAATCCTCCTATGGTTTTATGCACACTTGTCGGTGTGGTTAGTTTAATAATTAAAAATTATTCGCCGTAATTCCAAGTTTCATAAGCATTTTTAATGTCTGTTGTCCAAGTAGCGTTTGCTATTGCTTGAACTTTAGAGTCTTCTCCGCTGATATCTGGGTCATACCAACCAGAATCATTTTTAAGTCTAGGCTCTAAGACATGTCTATGAAAACTTCTGCTAAGCTCAGTATATCCTTTAGCGTCTGTTCCTTCTTTTACAATCGTAGCTGTTCTTACATGAATAACTCCGTTTTCTAACGAAGATATTTTGTCAACTACTGTTTCTTTTACTAATGCCATTTCTTCTCCTATTTATTATCGTGCTTTATTGCACCTGTCCATGTTAAACATCCATTCAACATAAAATTTCATTAATCACTGGTTTGAAAAGATATTTGTCCAGCAAAATATCCTGTGGTCACGTCACCTGTATAGTTACTTTGCGTTACACCTGCGGGCATAATCGTTAAATTACCCCCTGTCATATAAAATCTTGTGACGGCGTCTGGCCAAACGTCATTATATCCAATCGTACCTACTTGCTGATATGAGTTTTGATTGTTAGTAAATGGCAATCCATCGACAGACTTGTTGCCAGCTCCCACATTACTTACAGAAGTGACTATTATAAGAAAAGTAGCATGTACTATATCTCCTACTTTGACATAATCACCAACCGCAGTACTTGTTCCGTATACAGGGTTAGTTGTACTTCCAATAATCGTTGGTGTCCACGTTCCTATTTCATAATCATCTAAAGCATTAGCTGCTGCTGTATCACTACCAAATTTAAGTCCATCGCCATCCACTCTTATTCTTACTGTGTTGTCTGCCCTAAGTATGTGAGCGTTCGCTATAGCTCCAAAAGCTATATTGGCTGAGCTGCTATCATCTCTAAAAGAAGCAAAACAATTAGCGTCTGTGCTTTCTGCATATAATGCATTATCGGTTGCACCATTTTTAACCGAAAGTATTTGGGAACTATAACCATCATTATTAAGTCCGATTGCCACACCACCATCGTTTCTAATAGTCATTCTTCTAGATGGAGCCGAGCCTGGACCTGTATCATCTGGTTTTGTCCAGAATTGTAATTCTGTACCTGCGGCAGAACCGCTATGGTTTTGCGATGCTTCTGCTGCAATCATTGCATCAGCAGCCGCATTAGTATTGGCACTGTCAGTGCCTTTAAATGCATATGAGCCTAAAGACTCTCCAGAACTAGGAGTGCTGCCGTCTTCTCTATTAATTTGTACACCA